ACCGCCAACGACCACCGCTACCTCCCGCTTCTCGCCGCCTTCACCGCAGGCACCCCCACCGCTGGCACCGGCTTCACGATTTATGGCCGCAGCAACACCTATTTAACCGGCACCTACACCCTCCGCTGGGCGTGGTACTGAAAAGGACAAAAACATGGCACAAGACATCATCACCAGGGGCGCCGCCTCCGGCAACGGCCAAGAGGTCGACGTTAACAAAAACGCCCTCGTCGTCCTCCCCGGCTACAACGCGCTCGGCGTCGCCTTCGGCGGCGGCGACGTCGCCGGTCTCGCAAACTTCTCAGAGGTAGACAACGGCGCAACCACCGGCGCGCGCTACGTTCTCAGCGCCGAGGTAGACACCGACTACCGCACCCGAATCGCACACGATACCCCGCTCGACGAACACTCGTTTTGCGCCGACACCGCTCAACACACCACCAAGTTTTCGCACACGTTCACCACGCTCACCGCCACCCAATCCACGGCCGGTCTGCTCACCAACTCCGCAGGCATCACGACCACGACGACGGGCATGACCTACGGCACCTTCGGCATGTTCACCTGCGGCGGTACGAATACCTTCGTGTGCGAAACCGTGTTCTCGTTCAGCGCGCAGCCCACCGCCAACACCATCATCGATTTCGGCGCGTTCCAACGCGGTGCCGCCACGCCCTACGCCCCGCTCGACGGCGTCTACTTCCGCCTCACCTCGGCGGGCCTCTTCGGCGTCATCAACAACAACGGCACAGAGACCACCAGCTCTGTGTTCACCGCCACCGGCGGCCTCGGTCTCGGCACGTTCGCATACACCAACAACACCACCTACCGCGCCCTGATTCAGGTGACCAACGTCAGTACGACGTTCTGGATCAACAACGTGTTGTATGCCACGATCCCCACCCCCGTCGGCCTCAATTTCCCATGCATGTCGCGCGCGCTCCCGTGGTCCATGCGCCATGCCATCGTCGGCGGTGCCGCCGGTGCCGCGCTCTCCATGCTCATCAAGGATTACCGCGTATTCATGCGCGGCCCCGTCACGGGCGATCCGCTCAGCGTCATCCAAGCCCGCCAACACGGCGCGTATCAGGGCATGACCGCCGCCACGGTCGGCACCTTAGGCACCTACACCAACAGCACCAACCCCGCCGCCGCCGTCCCGTCAAACACATCGCTCGCCGTCGGTGCCGTCGGGCTGCTCAACCAAGCCTGGGAAACCTTCTCGCTCGCCGTCAACGTCGACGGCATTTTGCAAAGTTACCAAGTCCCCGCAGGCTCCGCCACCGCGCCGGGCCGCCGCCTCAAAATCGTCGGCGTCAAGCTCTCAAGCTACGTGCAAACCGTCCTCGCGGGCGGCCCCATGAACCGCACCTTCACGCTCAATTTCGGCCACACCGCCGTGTCATTGGCCACCACCGAATCTGCCTCATTCGCCACCGGCACCACCAAGGCCCGCCGCGTTGTGTTGCTGCCTGAGCTCACGCAAACCATCACCGCCGCGCAAGCCGTCAACACCGCCATCTCGCAGCCCGGCGGCTGCTTCTCCATGTTCCCCGAGCCGATTTACGTCAACCCCGGCGAATTCGTAGCGGTCGCCGTCAAGCAAGTCGGCACCGTCGGCACCACGGGCACGATCGTCACGCACGTACAAATCGTCGCCTCCTTCGAATAAACGCCGCCAACCCCCCTAAAAAGCCCAGCAAACCCTATGTCTTGCCCCGCCACTCTCCTCGCTGGCTCCACCTGGTCGTGGGGCATCGTTGACACCGATCGAAGCCCCGCCGCCGGGTGGGCCCTCGATTTTCGCTTGGTCGGCGCGACCAACATCGCGCTCACCGTCACCGTCAACGCGCTCGGCACCGGCTGGGATGTCACCCACTCCGCCACCAACAGCGCCGCCGTCGCCCCAGGCCGCTACGAATGGTTCGCCGTCTGCTCGCTCAGCGGCACCGTGCAGCCCATCGCGCGCGGCAGCGTCACCGTCGAGCCCAACCCGCTCATCGCCACCGCCATCGATAGCCGCAGCGCCTCCCGTATCGCGCTCGAAAACATCGAAGCCCTCATCGCCAACCGCGCCACGACTGCGCAAAAAATGTACGAAATCGCGGGCCGCAAGCTCGAAAATTTCCCCTTCGCCGATCTGCTCGCCGCCCGTGATCGGTTCCGCCAAGACGTCTCGCGTGAAGACGCCTGCGCGCGCGCCGCCGCCGGTCTCCCCGATACCCGCCGCGTCCTCGTCAACTTCCGATAGCCTGACCCCCAATGCGCCTCATCCCTCAATCTGTCCGCTCGATCTTCTCGCGCAAGCCGCCCACCCAAGCGCCGCAAGTGCGAAAGTTTCTCGCCGCCCGCATTGATCGATTCAGCGCCGACTGGTTCGCCACCGAGACGAGCCTCAACGAAGAACTGCGCGGCGATCTCAACTTGCTCCGCCGCCGTGGCCGCGACTTGGTTAACAACAACGACTACGCGCGCAAATTTCGCCGGATGTGCGAAAACAACATCGTCGGCCCCACCGGCTTTCGCCTTCAGGTGCGCGTAGAAAACAAACCCGGCGTGCCCGACGAACTCGCCAACACCGCCATCGAATCCGCGTGGGACGAGTGGAAACACACCGCCGACATCACCGGCCAGCTCCACTTCGATCAACTCTGCGAAACCCTCATCGGCTCCATGCCCGCTGACGGCGAATTCCTCGTGCGCATCGTGCGCGGTGCCGACGCGAAAAACAAATTCAACTTCGCGCTGCAAGTCATCGATGTTGACCGCCTCGACACCTGGTACAACATGGGCGCTACGCAAGGCGGCAACGCCATCATCATGGGCGTCGAGGTTGACCCCTATCGCCGCCCCGTCGCCTATTGGATGTTTACCCACCACCCCAACGACGGCATTCACACCAGCCGCCAGCGCGTGCGGATTCCTGCCGACGAAATCCTTCACCGCTTCAAAATCGAACGCTCCGAGCAACTGCGCGGCATCCCCTGGATGGCGCCGGGCATGCTCTCGCTCCACCATCTCGGCGCGTTCAAGCTCTCCGCACTGCTCGCCGCTGAACACGGTGCCAACCACTACGGTTTTTTCACCACGCCGGATGGTCAATCCCCCATCGGCGCGACCGACGCCACCACCAACGAACAAATCACCACCAGCCAACCTGGGACGTATGACACGCTGCCCACCGGCGTCACCTTCACGCCGCACCAGTCGAAATACCCCGACACCGCCTTCGGCCCGTTCGTCAAAACGACATTGCAACGCATCGCGTCCGGCTGGTGCATCGCCTACCACTCGCTCGCGAATGATCTCGAAGGCGTCAACTTCTCAAGCATCCGCAGCGGCACGTTAGAAGAGCGCGACCGTTGGGCCGCCGATCAGCAATGGTTCATCAATGTTTTTTTAGAAGTGGTCTACGCCGAATGGCTCAAATTTGCGCTGATGTCCGGTGCCATTCTCATGCCCAACGGCAGCGCGCTGCCTGCCGCCAAGCTCGCTAAATTCAGCGCGCACGAATGGCAGCCGCGCAAGTGGGATTGGGTCGACCCGAAAAACGACATGGAAGCGCACATCATCGCCATGCGCGGTGGCCTCCGCTCGCCGCAAAACGTCGCCGCCGCGTTGGGTGAAGACTTCGAAGACAACCTGAAACAGATTCAACAGGCGCAAAAACTCGCCGACAAATACGGTGTCCATTTGCCCGCGTACGATGCCAACCCAGGCGTTCAATCCGGCGCCAAAGTGCCCGCCATGTAGCGCAAAAAAAGAGGTGAAATTTTCCGGTAGGAAATTTCACCCCCTGAGCCTTGTAATGCAGGCTCATGAACCCCGCCGCATCTCTCCCCCCCTCCGCTGCGCTGCCGGAAGCCTTCCGAAAGGCCGCCGCGCCCGACGGTGTCATCCGCGCCGAGCGCGCGTTTATCGTCAACCGCAAAACGGTTGACGTCGAAGCCCGCACCGTCGAGCTCGCGTTCGCCTCAGAGCTGCCCTATGAGCGCTGTTGGGGCATCGAGATTCTCGATTGCACCGCGCCTGCCATTCGCATGGGCCGCCTCAACAGCGGCGCAAATCTCCTCCTCGAACACTGCCCCGACGATGTAGTCGGGGTCGTGGAAAGTGTCACCGTCGGCAAGGACCGTGTAGCCCGTGCCGTCGTTCGCTTCGGAAAAAGCGAAGACGCCGAAGAGGTGTTCCAAGACGTGATCGACGGTATCCGTCGCAACGTCTCCGTTGGGTATTTGATTCACAAAGCCGTTTTGGTCGAAACGGTCGACGATGTCGAAACCTACCGCGTCACCGACTGGGAGCCCTTCGAGGTCTCTCTCGTCGCCATCCCTGCCGACCCGAATGTCGGCGTAGGCCGCTCGCTGCTCGCCTCCGCGCACGCCGCCCCCGCGCCCATCGCCGCCCTCGAATCGTCCACCGAATCCACCGAATCCACCCTCTCCAAAAAATCTCAGGAACCCATCACCATGTTACCCGACGCCGCCGCACCTATTGCCGCACCAGCTATTGAAGTGGTCGCCAAGCGCAACCACGCACAAGAAATCGCCACGCTCGCTGCGGGCATGCCCGCCAACGTGCAACCGCTCGCGATGAAATCGATTCAAGCCGGCAGCACCGTTGAGCAATTCCAAGCTGAAGCCATCCGCGCTCTGTCGAGCGCCCCGATCCCAACGGCTGACATCGGCTTGAGCGACAAAGAAGTCAAGCAATACAGTTTGATGCGCATGATCAACGCGCTCGCCTCGCGTGACCCGAACGACATCAACGCCGCCGCTTTCGAGTTCGAATGCTCGCGCGCGGTCACGAAAATCGCAGGCAAAAACCCACAAGGCGTGTTCGTCCCGTATGACGTTCTCGCAGGAAAAAGGGATTTGACGGTAGGCAACGCCACGTCCGCCGGTAACCTAAAAGCCACCAACCTTCTCGCATCGAGCTTCATCGATCTGCTGCGTAACCGCCTAGTGATCGGTGATCTCGGCATCACGTATCTGTCCGGCCTCGTCGGCAACATCGAAATCCCACGCCAAACCGGCGCGGGCACGGCCTACTGGCTCGCTGAGCAAGGCTTGCCCACGAAAGGTGATCAAACGACCGACAAGGTCGCCATGTCGCCCAAAATCGTCGGCGCGAAAACAGTCGTCTCGCGCTTGCTGCGCCAACAAGCCAGCATCGACGTTGAAGCGATGATTCAGCGCGACCTGTCTGAAGTCATGGCCCGCGCAATTCAACAAGCCATCATCAGCGGCTCCGGCGCGTCCAACCAGCCAACGGGTATTTTGACCAACGGCAGCGTAGCCACGGTCGCCATGGGCACCAACGGCGCAGTGCCAGACTGGGCGTCCATCATCAAGATGGAAACGCTCGTCAGCGCAGCCAACGCGGATAACGGCAATCTCGCCTACCTGACCAACGCCAAAGTGCGCGGTCAGCTCAAAAACACCGCCAAGCTCGGCAACACGCTCGCGCTGCCTGTGTGGGATAGCTCAAGCGAGCCGCTCAACGGCTACAAAGGGTTGGTCACGAATGCCGTGCCGTCCAACCTCACTAAGGGCACCTCCACGGGCGTCTGCTCCGCGATCGTGTTCGGCGACTGGTCAAGCCTGATCGTCGGCCTCTGGGGCGGCCTCGACGTGCTGGTCGATCCATACACCGGCGGCGACTCCGGCGACATCTCGATCCGTATGTTGCAAGACATCGACATCGGCGTGCGCCACCCTGAGAGCTTCGCCAAGATGGTCGACGCCCTCACGCCTTAATCGCAGCCTGATCCACCGCAGACGAGTTAACCGCCGACATGCCCGCCGCCTTTCTCACCGACGACTTAAACGCTGTCTTCTTCGATGTGAACGAGTTCGCAACCTCGTTCACGTTGACGCCTGCCAGCGGCCCCGCCGTCGTGTTGAAAGGCATTTTCGACGCCGCACCCGTTGACCAATCGGTCGGTGCGTACGGTCTCGAATCGTCCGGCCCTCAACTCGTCTGCGCCAGCAGCGACGTGCCCGCCAACTGGCGCGGCGCTGCCATCGCCATCAATGGCACCGCGTATGTCATCACCAAGCCCGAGCCCGACGGCACGGGCATGACCACGCTTCACTTGCACAAGGCATAGGCCCCCGATCTATGCCCGCCCATACCCGCACCACCCTGATCAACGGCCTCACCGCCGCACTCGCCGCCGCAGGCACTCCCGCCGCCGCGCGCGTCTACGCCGAGCGCAATCAAGCGCTCGCGCAAAGCGAATTCCCGCTCATCGTCGTCAAGCTCGCCAACGAGCATCAAGAGCGCATCGCCGCAGGCGGTGGCGGCCCCGCTGGCACGATCTTGCAGCGCACGCTCACCGTGAATGTGCACTACACGCAAAAGCAAGAGCAGGGCTACCTGGCTGCCGGTGACGATGCGGCGCGCCTCATCGAAATTGCGCTCGCCACCGCCGTCGTGCCCGGGCTCAAAGACATCGTGCCCGCCGCAACGCTATTCGACGAAGAAACCGACGGCGAGCACCAGCTCTACACCGTCTCGCAGGAATTCACGCTTACCTACCTAACCACGCAGGGCGATCCGGCCCTGTCCCGCTAAGGACACCTCATCATGACTGTTGCAGCCGGTTCATTCCGCTCCACGCGCTACAAGCGCCAAACCGCCGTCGGCACTTACTCCGCCACCGGCGGCCAAGAGCTTCGCCGCGTCGGCGGTGCGATGTCGCTCGACCGCGCCACCATCGAAAACCCGCAAATCCGTGCCGACAAAATGAAGGCGATGGCCCGCCAGGGTCTCGGCTCCGTGTCGTATTCGCACGAAGACGTATTGGCCCCAGGCACGCTCGCGCCGTTCTTTGAGTCGGTCACGCTCGGCACCTACGGCACCCCCGCCACGACGGGCGCGCTCACCACCCTCACCGCCGCCGTCACCACCGCCCCCGCCGGTACGCTCACCCGCGCCGCAGGCTCGTTCCTGACCGACGGTTTTACGATCGGCAACGTCGTCCGTTGCACCGGCTGGACCACCACCGCCACCGCGAACAACGCACACAACTTCGTGATCACCGCCCTCTCGGCGCTCGTGATGACCGTCGTGCCCGTAGATGGCGTCTCTATCGTTGCCAAAGCGGCGGGCGATAGTGTCACCATCGCCGTGCAAGGCAAAGCCGTCAAAACGCCGCTATCGGGCCACGTCAGCCACTACTACACCTTCGAAGACTGGCACCCCGACATTACGCAGAGCGAGCAAGCGTTCGACGTTCGTGTCGATACCCTCGGTCTCAAGTTCGCCCCAAACGCAAACATCACCGCTTCACTCGGCTTCAAAGGGCTGGGCAACTTCACGGTCGCGACGACGCCGTACTACTCCGCCCCCACCGCGCAACTCGGCACGGATCTCTGTTCGATGGCCAGCGCCATGATCGTCATCGGCGGCAACAAAGTCGCCACCGTCACCTCTGCCGATCTCACCATCGGCTGTGGCCTCGACATGCCCGCCGTCGTCGGCTCCGCCGTGTACCCGTTCGCGGCCGACACGATCGTCACCGTCGAAGGCAACATCACCGTGCTCTGGGAAGACCAAACGCTGATGACGGCGTACATGAACGAAACCGATCTCTCGCTCGTCATCGTCGCCGCCAACGGCCGCGCCGCCGCGTCCGATTTCGTCAGCTTCACCCTGGGTCGCTGCC